ATTGCATCAGCGCCCAGAACAGGCGGTGTTGTTTTGCGCTGCGGGTGCGGGTGATCTTCACGGTTAGATCCCGTCCTTCAGGGATTTCCAGAAGACGCTCCCGCTCCCACTCGGCAACGGGGACCAAACGATCCCCGTTCCTACGCATGATGATCGACTCAGAACTCATCGTCATCCTTCTTTGGCTGAGCGTTCTTCACCTTGACCTGAGCCTCTTGGAAGGCGGTGTCGATCGACTTCTTATGTTCCTCGATCAAGTTTGCCTTCTTCGGCGCGTTCTTGGTTGCCCAAGCGCGTAGGTCTTCCTTGCTCACACACCCATTGAGATCAAAGATCATGGCATCGTGAGCCACTGCACTGTCATTTTCATCCATCTCGTTGGGGTTTGCCTTCTTCACTGGCTTGGTAAAGGCGGCGGGCTTCAAGGTTTCCTTGGTTGCCTCATTGCCATCGTCATCATCCTCACCTGCAACGCCGACCATGGCAGAGAGAGCCTGACGCTTTGCATAGGTGAGCGCGGCGCCCATCTCCTGATGCTTACCAATGTGGCTTACGGGATAGGTGGACTCGACCCATTCCCCGCTTGTGTGGATCAGGCGGGTGTGAAGCAGGATCGCGGTCTCAAGCGTCTCCGTGATCTGCATGACGGCGATGCCATGCTTGCCAAGGGTAGGGCGGACGGCGTTTAGCACCGTGGCGAGATCCGCATACTTGGATTTGAAATGCGGGTTCACCTTGTTGAGCGCAGGGTTGGTCAGCTCGATCTGAGCGGCTGCCAGTGCCTTGGCCAATTGGCCGATTTGTTCAGACGTATTCATAGTCATCCCTTTTTGATGGTTAGAGCGCCATTGCTTGCGCGTTTTGCGATAATCCCATGGCCTTTTGCCTCCATGACATCAGGCTCAATCATCTTCTTCAGTCCGTCTTTGGCCTTATCGTATCGGCCGGCAGCATCCATGTTGAAGATGAACTCAGAGGCTAGGTTGGCCCACATATTGTTGCCTTCAAAGCTGACCTTCCGATCAATTGGTCCGGCATATTTGCCCGCCACGACGACAGGCTCGACCCCGTTCTGGACGCATCCCCAGAAGTTTTTCTCGGCCTCGATCAGCTCTTCTGCGTACCCCTCGTCAAACGGGACATCAAAGCTGTCCCATGCGTGATTGCCAAAGAAGACAGACAGGGTCGCCATCTTGGTTCCGGTGACAATCATATTGTGGTGCAGCTGCGGGGCATACCTTGCCACCACCTCGTTGGCTTTGGTGAAAGCATTGACGTGCTTGGCTTCCCAGACAGTCTTGCCGCCATCAGTCAGACCATCGAGGGTGCAAAGCATATGCGGATAGTCGAGGCAGATCCGCTGATCCCCATCGTTTGTTACAATCCGATTGGTTCTTTGTTGAAACCAGATCCGGTTGAATGGCTCGGTCCATACGCCCATCTGAACCATAAGAACGTCAGACAGGTCGTCCGACTCCTTCTGGCCGCGCTTTTCTAGCCAGAGATTGATAATCTTTTCATCATCCCCAGACATAATGATGTTGGCGTCAGACCCGCCGAGTCCCTGTTTTCTGAATAACTTCTGTTCTTCTGTAAGCATTATTTTCTCCCCAAATTATTGTCGTCTTGATACGGATCATAGTCCCGCTCATTGAACGGGCGTAGTATTCTCGGCTTCTTCCGCGCTTCCATAAGATGTTGCACATCTTTCCAGTGACGCTTGAAACCAAAGTATATAACCATGACAAAGACATAAGCGCCCAAAATCCAGAACGCTTGCTCGTGTCCCTCGATGATAGGCAGATCATTGCCGTATATGTCCTTCATTGTTTCGGTTCCAAGAAATGCTTGAAGGCTTCCTTGAGCTTCTCACGCACTTCAGATGGTGCGCCCCGAATCATTAATACGCACTCTTCCTGAGCCGGAAGATCGTTTTCCCTGCGTGGGTGCGTGTCAATAAGAAGGTGAAGCATCGTCTTATCGTTCTTTGGATTGTAAGCCGCAACGACTTGTAAATCTTTGATGTCATTGAAGAATGTCGTAGCCATGATATAGTTCTCCGGTGATTCGGTGGAGGTAACTTATGCGACTTAATAAATTTTTGCAAGATAATGTTGACAAGAAAAAAAATAATAATAGATTTAATGTGTCTCCTGTCGAGGAAAGGACGCTTGATGGTATCGCGTTTGCGTCCAAGAAAGAGATGAGACGGTATGCGGAGCTTCGGTTGTTGCAAAAGGCAGGGGAGGTGCAAGACCTAGAGCTTCAACCGGAGTTCCGTGTATCAATTAACGGGGAGCATTACTGCACATACACTGCTGACTTTGCTTATACTGAGAAGGGGGAGCGGGTTGTGGAAGAGTTGAAATCAACAGGCACCGCCAAGGATGCAGCGTTTAGGCTGCGGAAGAAAGCGGCAGAATTGTTTTATGGCATCAAGGTGAGGATGATAATTAAATGACGGCTCTCAATGACCTGTCCCACAAAGAATGGATTGATCTGGTTCAGCACCCGAATACCAAACGGGCTGATGGCGCCTATGCCTACAAGGTGGGGGCCACGCTTGATGACAATCCGCACCCGTTCCGGAGTGAAAATTATTACCTGTGGAAAGAGGGATGGGTCAGAGGATTGAGTGAAGACATGACCGACCGAAGCAGATTTGCTCGTCTGAGAACAGCAATCCGACGGAGAGATTTACATGGTTGGCTACCGGAGCAAGAAGCTAATGGCTGATAGACACGCTGATCCGATTACTTTGGATCATATCATAGAATTGCGCAAGAAGTTGGAAGAAGCAGAGCGTCAGCGTGAAAATGCTTTAGACGCGCTTATTCTTATGCGTCGAGAGCAAGATAGAATTAACAAGGCATTAAAAGAAATTACTAATGCCGCGCTGAAGGAGGACGAGTGATGGATAAGGCAGAACAAATCGCCGCTGATATTGCGCTGACGATGAATGGCGGAGAGTGGAAGGATGGCAAATGGTATAGCAATGGGCATCGTGAAGCGTGGATTAAAGCCATTCAGCCCTACGCCGACGAGATTGAGAAACTGCGTGAAGCCCTGCGCTTCTATGCCAATCGCAAGCATTATGATTTGTTCGTCCGTAGCCATACAAGTATGGGCGAGTATGAAACCTCTCACATCTTAGATGATGCGGGATCAATAGCCAGAGAAGCGTTAGGAGAAAAGTGATGGCGTATGATAACAGCGGTATCCTTGGCCGCAATAAATACAAGAAGAGTGATGGGCAGCCTGATTATACAGGCAAGGCAACGATCAATGGGGTTGAGTATCGGGTCGCGGCTTGGCTTAAGGAAAATGCGGACGGAAAATTCTTTGCTATGAAGTATTCCATCCCTCAGCCAAAGGGTGAAATATCGGCGGCGCCGGCAGCTCCGCAATCTTCACTTGATGACGATGAGATCCCTTTCTAATGAGCGAGCAGCACCAGAAATTTCTAAAAAGATTGGCTGGATCAATTTCTGCAATCTTCAAGGTCGCACAATATCTGCACAGCAAGGGGTATGACATCCATATCCCTCCGATCAAATATGCACCAACCGCTGCCGAACATTTAGATTACGTTGACGATGGTGACATCAAGATCAGGAAAGATGGTGGGGAGTGGGAGAGGATCGAGGTCAAGGGGATCAAGCATCAATTTACTTGCCGTGAAGATTACCCTTTCCCTGAGTTCATGGTTAACAGCAAGAAGCCAGTGGATCGGGCTAACCCTTTTCCAAAAGCCTACTTCATCGTGGCTAAGGATCTTGAGCATTGTGCCATCGTAATGGGTAGCACAAGAAGCCAGTGGTATGAGGTAACGCGCAACCCGACAAATACGGGGGTCGAGGAAACATTCTACGCAACCAGCTTGGATGTTCCTAAGTTTATAAAATTCTAATCCCGCAAGGGGAACGGGGCGGCTGATTTCTGCTGCTTCTCAGTCTTGGGCCAACCGAAGCAGAGCAGCGTCAGGGAGGCCACCCGTTTAAGGAAATAATTGGGGGTAATTATTTCCCAAATTTTAGGAGGGTAAAATGAAAGTGACTTTAACAGAAGTAAGTTCGGTTCTTTACGATAAGAGGATACGTTACGCCGCGCGGGTCATCTGGGCTAAGATGGCTATGATGTATGGTTTGAATAATCCTGTCCGGACCACCCGCGTAGAATCAGCGCGGGATTGTGAAGAAAAACTGGAGCAGTTTTTAGTCCAATATAATCTTCTTCGGAGAATGGGCGGCTTAACCACCCGTTCAATCTATGAAAAAGGAAAGTTAGGCATACAGGCTGTTGAGATCAAAATTATACCACCTCAAAAGTGGAAAAAGACAAAAGCCAAGAATCGGTCTTGACAGGGGGATGGGGGGAGATCTACCTTGAAAAAAGATGACCCCGGCGAGCCATGCTCATGCCGGGGTCTATCTGAACCGAAGTGTTTCTTGCCGGAGACACGGTCCAGATGATTGCATATAGCCACATCAGGCCACATTATGCAACATGGTCCCACATTATCCGTGCAAGTCCGCAAACTGGTGTCACCGCCCAGCCTTGGCTGATCGAGCGGGAACGCCAGAGGTTCAGCGGGGTTTTTGACTTCTCCCCCTGCTACCAAGGAAAAGGGACTTCGGTTGGTTGTCATCAAACCAATCTAGCGCACGGGATCCCCCCCGACCGCTCTGAGCTGATCGAGCAAGGAGATAGCCACGGACCTTCAGTCGAGAGACTGCCCCCCACTGAGCTGAAAGGCGGGAGGCGGCTTGGCCCACCGAAAGCACGAGGAGTGCAGGGCATCCGTGGGTAAATGCGCCAGAGATCCCCTTCAGTCCGCATCCAACCGTGTCCAAAGCGGGAGGGAGGGAAGGCGGGGGCGGGGGTGTGTCTAGTTGAAACAGGAGATTGTGCAGTGCAACAAGATAATCCGCATTATGTGACGCTTGAAGAGGCTGATAGAATGGGATGCCCTATGAGCATGAATAGGCCAGAATTTGCCGCCGCTTGCATTGGTAAAGAGTGCATGGCTTGGCGGTGGAAACAGGTCGCATCAAAAGCGATATTCTATACGCCTCATCCGGCCAAACCCGTTCCTGATTCAAATTGGATTTTGGAAGAACGAATAAGCGAGACAGTTGGTCTTTACAAAGAGGGTCCAACCCACGGCTATTGCGGGATGGTGCGGTCATGAAATCAGGACTTGATACGTTCATGGACGATGTGCGGAGGCTTATTAAAACAAAGCCGCCTTACACTGCCTCATTCACTACGCAGACGCTGTATCTTCTGAACCAAGCGGTGACGATTATGGAGGGTCTGCAAGAGATTATTAAGAAGCAGCGGATCGAGGAGGATCGGCTCCGCCTTCTGGCCGAGGGGAAGAAAAGGCCAAAGATTAAGTTTGATCCATACCGAACAGCTAAGATCATTCAGGCATACAAGGACGGCGCAACCCCCAAGCAAATCGGCATGATCTACGGGATCACGGCGGGGCGGGTGTGCCAGATACTATTGCGGTGGGGAGCGAGAGATGCAGGACCGTCACGCACTAAGGGATTACCAGACCCAAGCGATACAGAACGTGAAGGATTGGATGAAGGCGGGGAAGAAGCGCGTCATCCTCCAGATGCCGACCGGATCGGGAAAGACAGCGACAGCGGCAGCGATCATTAACTCAGCGCGTGGCAAGGGAAGGCGGGTTATCTTCACCGTCCCTGCGTTGAGCTTGATTACCCAGACGATTGAGAGCTTCAGGCGCGACGGGATCACCGACATCGGCGTGATGCAGGGTCAGCACGAGCTGACGGATGCAGATCAGCCTGTGCAAATCTGCTCGGTCCAGACGCTCGCCCGCCGGCAGATACCGCCGGCATCTCTTGTGATCGTGGACGAGGCGCACGTTGTCTTTGATCTCTACGGGCGGTGGTTCAACCACGAGAATTGGAAGGACATCCCCTTCATCGGCCTATCCGCTACGCCATGGACAAAGGGATTGGGCAAGCTCTACGATCATCTCGTGATTGGGGCGACCACCCAACAGATGATTGACCAAGGCCATCTCTGTAAGTTCAGGGTCTTTGCTCCATCAAAGCCTGATCTGGAGGGCATCAAGACGGTGGCGGGTGATTACGATCTCGGTGGTCTGGATCAGGCCATGAACAAGACCGCAATCACGGCCGATATTGTGAAGACATGGATCGAGAAGGGTGAAGACCGCCCGACTCTGTGCTTTGCGGTCAACCGCGCACACGCCGCCAATATCTGCGATGAGTTCAATCGCGCCGGAGTTCCTGCCGCTTACGTGGATGGGGAGACGCCGCTCGATGAGCGTGATGATCTAGCCAAGGACTTCAAGGCGGGGAAATACAAGGTCATTTGCAACGTGGGCGTGATGACCACGGGGGTGGATTTGCCGTTTGTCTCGGCACTCATCCTAGCTCGGCCGACAAAGAGTGAGATGCTCTTCGTTCAGATCGTGGGTCGAGGACTGCGTATCGCGGAGGGCAAGGAAGACTGCTTGATCCTCGATCACTCCGACACGACTGCTCGCCTTGGCTTTGTGACCGACATTCATCACGAGCATCTTGATGATGGGACAAAGAAGCAGGGCGGGGCGGCTAAGCAAGAAAAGAAGGAGCCGCTGCCGAAACCGTGTCCGTCATGCACATATCTCATGCCGCCAAAGATCAGGGTCTGCCCGTCATGCGGCTTTGAGGTGAGGCCCAAGGCAAACGTGCGGGTGAAGGACGGTCAACTGGTCGAGCATCTCGGCGGCGGTCGGGATAAGTTCTTCTTTGCAGACGATCCTCTGTTTGAGGAAAAGGAAACATTCTATCGGGAGCTGATCGGCATTGCCGAGGAGCGCAATTATAAATTTGGTTGGGCCTATCATCAGTATCGGCAACGCTACCAAGAGTTCCCCGATAAGCGGTTCAGCAATGTCCCCGCCATGCCGTCACTCAAAACCCGCAACTGGCTGAAGCACGTTTGGATTAAACGGAACAAGGCCAAGGCCAAGGCGATGGGTGGGTGGTAATGACTGCTATAGATATAGCAAGGGGTAAGTGGCCCTCGATCCTTGCCCAGATTGGTATCTCGGTTAAGCGCAATCAGCATGGTCCTTGCCCGCTTTGCGGTGGTCGGGATCGGTTTCGGTTTGATGATCTCGATGGGCGCGGGACTTACTATTGTAACCAATGCGGCGCCGGAAACGGTGTCCAACTGGTTCAGCGCAAGACCAACTGGCCTATCGGCAAGGTGCTGAAGGAGATTGAAAGGATGGCGGGAGCAATGCCAGAAGTTACAATTCAGGAAAAGAAAGACGATCCGGAGAAGCGGCGCAAACAACTCAACGAGATGTGGAGCGGAGGCGGGAACGTATCACGGGATGATACGGTCGGTGAATATCTCAACCGCCGGACGGGGCTGAAGGTTTATCCTCCTGTCTTGCGTTTTCATCCCGCTTTGTATCACGCCGAAACTAAGTTAAAATTCCCTGCCATGATTGCCAAGGTGACGGATGCTGATAACAAGCCTGTCGCAATCCACCGGACTTGGATTGCTGATGTCTCACCAAACAAGAAGCTGACAGCGGGGCCAATCCCTTCTGGCTCGGCTATACGGCTTGAACCATACGAAGAAGCTATAGGTATAGCGGAGGGGATCGAGACGGCGATCTCGGCCTTTGCGATCTTTGGGGTGCCGACATGGGCCGCGATCAGCGCAAATATGTTGGAGAAGTGGGAGCCACCCAAAGCGGTCAAGTCTGTATATATATTTGGTGACAACGATCACAACTTTGTCGGTCAGCTTGCCGCTTATCGTTTGGCTCATCGGCTCCGACAACTGGATCGGCTAGACGGCGTGAAAGTCGTGATACCGAACGTCACGGGCGCCGATTGGAACAATATTTTGACGCTACACGGCACACAGGATGCAAAAAGACTGGTGCAAGAAATGAAATGGCTGTAGCTTGTAAGTCTTGGTGACGGGCCAAGAAAGACCCTCACTAGCAGAAGGTGGTTCTCCGGCTAGTGGGGGTCGATTTATTTGGCGAGTAGCTTGCCGACCCATGGCGGGATCGGTGATGAGCCGGACAGCCATCGTCTAACTGTCCGGTCACTCTTGCCGACGAGTTCCGCAAACTCGGCTCGCGTCAGCTTTAGGCTTTGAAGCGTTTTGAGAAGATCGGACGGCTTCATGCCGCCTCCTCGTCGTCTTCCCATTTGGTATGCTCAACAAGGTGCGCTAATTCTTCCGGCGCACTGTCCGGCTCGTAACATTCATCCTCGCCGTCAATCCATCGGCCGACAAAGAAGCCGCCTTCTTCCCAGTATTCCGCCTCGATGAAGTAACCCTGCTCTTTCATCGCCTCATAAACGCCTGTCGGTGGTGACCATGCGGTTTCAAAGTAAAGATCAAGCATATTGGCAGACTGATCGTTGACGTCTGCCTCTCCGATTTCCC